AACAAACTCCTCGGGTAGCAACACGCAAATCACAGGAGGGTATACATCGACTACAACTAACAACAACGATGGGCAAACAAACACGACAACAAACACAACCACCAATAATAGCACTACAAATGGGTCAGATATACCCGTTAACTCAGCTAACGCCCCTTCCTATTCGGCTATGTCTCAAGATGTTTGTAGCATGGGGGTTAGTGGCTCTGTATCTACTCTTGGTTTTGGGATTTCTGGCGGTAAGCATGTTCGTGACCTTAACTGTGAACGAATAAAATTATCTAAAGTATTATATGATTATGGTATGAAGGT